TATGCGTTGCAGGCGTTGAGCGGCTCTATCGGTCTCGTCTTGAAGGGCTTCGGTCTCTTTTCTGCCCTTGCCAGCCCGGTGCTGCTGGTTGCGGCTGGCATCGGTGCGGCGGTCTTTGCTCTCTATAAGTTCAAAGACCAGATCGGTGCGGCCCTCGGCCCGGTGGCTCCGCTCGTCCAACAGGCGGCAGGAGCCATCGGCGAGGGTTTTGGTGCAGCAGTGGCCGACGGCATCGTCGTCCTGGGCGATCTCGCCACGACTGCAACCACGACGTTCAGCGGCGTCTACGAAGCCGTCGCTGCCGGCGACTTGTCTGGTGCGATGGACATCCTCTGGGCTGGTCTCGTCGCTGGCTGGTTGCGTGGCACTGAAGCGTTGATGTCGTACGTCGATCCGTGGGTGGCTGCGTTTCAGGACGTGTTCACCGACATCGGGTCAGGCATCTACATCGCGTGGGATTCCATCTACACGAACTCTAAGTCCATCTTGAACACGATGGGCGCGTACATCCTTGGGTTTTTCGACAACATCACCAACGGCGTGATGAACACTTTCGACACGCTTGTGCAGAACATTCAGATTGCATGGGCACGGGCGCAGGGTTTTGTTACGGGTGCGAAGGACACAGAACAACGCATTCAGGCAATCAAGGACAAGACGGCGTTGGACAAGGAAAAGCGGGAGCAGGAAAATCCCGGCATTGAGGGGCGGACGGCAAAGGCGGAACAGGAAAACAAAGACGCAGAACAGGATCGCAAGGACCGAGAGCAAGCAATCCGAGACGACGCACAAGCCACGAAGGACGCACGGCAGGCAGCGAACCAGCAACGAGCAGACGACCGTCGTGCGGCGACCCAGGCGGCAGAGGGCAGGCTGGCCGACGCCACGACCGGCGCAAGCGAAAAGCGGAAGGATGCCGCCTCCGCTGCTGAACTCCTGAACTCTCTTGCCTCTGCATCGTCGCTGGACGAGATCACGAACATCGGTGCGAGCATGGACGCACTGATCGAGCGTGGCAACGTAAGCGGCGAGATGGAGTCGAAGCTGCTTGACGCCTACTACGCAGCGTTCTCTCGTGTGAATGTCGCCTCTGCGTCAGCGTCGTCTTCCGAGAAGGCTGCGACCGCCGGTGCCGGTGCTGCCGGTTCTGACTCTGCGATGAGCAAGAGCGAAGTGGCTGGCACGTTCTCCAGCGTCAACCTTGGCGGCATGGGCTTCGGCTCGTCGCTGGCGGAACGACAGTTGAAGGCACTTGAGAGCATCGACAAGAACACCAAGAACGCTCCAGGCGAAGGACAGGTAGCAGCCTAATGCCACTCACTTGGATCGAAGACGGCGACTCACGGCAGGCGACGATTGTCCGCAAGGGCAAGAAGGCGACCTCCAGCTACACGAAGTCGTACAAGGTTTTCGGCACCGACGACGATACGGTGCTGCACGCCGAGATCAACGCCGAGATCACGGCGAACGGTGCGTACTGGCAGTATCCAGGCGTGCCGGGCATGCAGCTAACCGCCGAGCAGTACGGCGTCAGCTACCTCGGTGACAAGGCGTGGCAGGTCACGATCTCGTATGAGAAAGGCGGCGCTGAGGATGGCACGGAGCCGCTGAAGCGTGCTCGGTCGTTCGACACGACGGGCGGAACGCAACATCTGACGCAGGCGTATGCCGAGTCACGGTTCGGCGCAGGCGCACCAGACCAGAAGAAAGCCATTGGCGTCGATTCAAACGGCGTGAACGGCGTCGATGTGGTTGTGCCTCAGTTGCAGTGGCAGGAGTCGTACGACGTACCCAATGCGTACGTGACAAGCGCATGGATTCGTGGCGTCGCTGGCGTCACCGGCACGACGAACAACGCATCCTTTCGTGGTTTTGAGGCTGGAGAAGTGTTGTTTGTCGGGTGCTCTGGCTCGCAAGAATGGGACGATCAGAAGGGGCGCGGGCCGTGGTCGCTCTCGTTTCGGTTCGTGGCGTCCAAGAACGTCACTGGCGAAACGATTGGCGACATCACCGGAGTCGCCAAGAAAGGCCACGAATACCTATGGGTGCGGTACGAAGACGCCGTTGATTCAAGCACGCTGCTGAAGAAGCCCAAAGCCGTCTACGTCAATCAGGTGTATCGACCCGCAGACTTCTCCGCTCTCGGCATAGGGACGACGTAATGGCCCGCCCCGACGGACGCCTAGAGCCGGGCCAGCCGCTGCGTGGTGCGATCTCTGCCCGTGCGTGGAACCGGGCGCAAGACGCCGCCGACCTGGTGCTCGGCGCAAACCCCGGCACGGAAGGCGTCCCCGGCTCGCCGGTGCTGAAGCCGTACACGTGGGTCTACTGCAAGCCTAGCGTCACCGTGGCTCGCTGGGGCGTACTGGCGATCACTGGCATGGAGATCACGCCAACGTCGTCGTCAGGAGGTGCTACGGCGTCCTTCGAGGAAATGCCCGTACTGACGGGTGGCACGCCGTCTGCAACCACGACGGCGTGGTGCGTGACGGTCGAGCCGATTGAGTCAGGCAAGATCGGGCGCGTGGCTGTGGGTGGCGTGGTGCAGTGCAAGGTCGAGGTTGACAAAGCAGACGACAAGTTCGCTGCGTGCAAGGCGTCGGCGGCTGAACTTAAGACGGGCACGAGCGGCGAGGGGCTGATTTTGTGGAAGGAATCAGGCACCGGCACGGGCAAGTGGGCGCTGGTGCGGCTTGCTGCGGGCGGCGCTCAAGGCATCAAGCGTGGCACGTTCTCCGCGCCTTGGACAAAGGGCAGCACGAAGACCGTCAGCGACGCCGTGAACAGCGGAACGACCTATGACAACGTGCAGAACTACTTTGCCAGCCTGACGGGGAGCGGCACGAAGGCTTGTGCCATCGCCTACGTTGGCAGCGAGTGGATCTTGATAGCGGCGGAGTGCGGCTAATGCTAGGTGGAAGCTGTAGCCCGTGCTGCTGCCCGCCACCGTTTATATTTCGGAGCGCAACGCTACGGCTTGACGTTGAAGTAGTTTCGCCAGGGACGCTTGTCTATGGTCCAACGGCATCGCCCGCAAGCCAGCTAACAGCTGGTCAGAAGTTGGCGTCGATCGCATACGGAAATCTCGTTGTTGACAGGCTGTCGGTTGCTTACCTCAACACGCAGACGGTGGCCCCGGCTTTTGCTCCGATTGGAGAGCACGAGTTTCGGCCTATTGATAGGTCCAGTGCTGAAAATCTGTCGTATGAGTTATCGGGCGTAGAGAGCGCGTGGAACTTATCCAGCGCAAGCAACGACGTGATTGACACAGCCAGGTCTGAGTATTTGTACTGGGCAAACCCTCTGTACAACCTTGGGTATTTCAACAGGACCAGCGGCATATATAGGCAGGATTTTTATTTTTCTGCGTTTGGCAAAATACTGGTTGAGATTACGCCGAATGGGGGCTCGTCGTTCTGCAAAACAAGCTCTAATTCGTGCTTCCAAATTCGACTGTTTATGTTTAGCAGTAGCACAATGACGCTCACAAATACAATTACCGACCCTGCGGCCCAGCCCATTGTGCTTGTGAATCCAACTGTCACGGCGACCGCTTCTGGCTTTGTGCAGCTGTCCACGGCAGGCTCGGATTCGGAGTCAACTTTTGCAAAGTGCGTAACGGCAAGCGAGCAGACTCTTTTCATCTCAAGCCAGCTTGGCTCCGGTCTTGAAAGTTACCCACTGACCGGGCAAACGCTTGTTGACCCGCCGGTATTTAAGCTGAGCGGATCACTGAGGCTGCGATACGACTCATGATACGGAGCGATTCTATGGCGATTGACCATAACTGCAGCAACATAGCTGCGACTGAATCCAGTGCCGCCACCAGCTTCCTCACCAAGGTCCGCAACTTCGCCAGCGCTGCCGTCTCGCACGTCGCCGCCGGGATGCCGATGGCGAGCGACGAGGAGATCATCCGGCGGCACGACATCTGCCTGACGTGCGAGCACCTCAAGGACAACGCCTGCAACCTGTGCGGATGCCCTGTGTCGAGGGCGGCTGGCTACGTCAGCAAGTTGTCGTGGGCCGACCAAGAGTGCCCGGCCGGCAAGTGGGGCAAGGCTCCATCCGCTTGACACGCCTGCCACGCTAGGTGGCATGGGACGCGCAAAGCCAAAGCCAGCCGAGGCGGTGATCTTGCCGCCTGACCTCGACGACGACGACGAGGAGCACGTCGGCGGCGGCATCCCTGACGATGACGGGTGGATACACCTGGAGGAAAAGGAGCCGCCGCGTGAAGACGAAAAGCCGAAGCGTCGCACTAGCCGACGCCGTAGCTGAGAGAGTGAAGCCAGCCAAGCCGGCGACGTGGATGGATCGCCTGAGCGATGACGACCGGGACGGCGTGCTTGAGATCCGCAGGCGGTTCCAGGCGGGCGGCTATGGCTCCGCATCATCGGCGTCCGTGGCACGAGCACTGAGAGAAGAAGCGGCTGCAAGCGGGTGGCACATTGTCTCAGAGAAGGAGTTGTCTGAATGGCTGCGAAGAAAATAGCCGACAGGATCGCAGAGGATGTTGCAGCGGCGTCACGGCTTGCAACCGACGCCGAGATTGCACGCCTGCGTAGCGAACTGGCTGACGCCAAGGGACGCTACAAGGCGGCTCTACAAGCCATCGACGCCGAGCGTGCGAGAGCCGACACAATCGCCGGTCTCACTGGCATCGAGCCTGTACGGCGGAAGGATGTACCGAAAACGGTACGCAAGAAGCATGACGCCACGATGGTCGTGCTGCTCTCGGACATCCACGCCGAAGAGCGTGTCGACCCTGACACGGTCAACGGGCTGAACGACTACAGCCTGGACGTGTGCGACCAGCGAATGAGCGAACTGATGGAACGCTTCGCCGTGCTGCTTGAGCACGAGCGACGCCTGGCAAAGATCGACCGTGTTGTTGTCTGGCTCGGCGGCGACTTCATCTCTGGGCATATCCACGACGACACAGCAGAGCTTGCACAGTTGGCACCGCTCACGGCTACCCGATGGATTGGTGCCCGGCTGCGTGGATTCCTTGACGCCGTGTCAGAGAACGCACGCGAAGTGATCGTCGCCACCAACAGCGGCAACCACGGGCGAAGCACCGAAAAGCTACGCATCGGCACGGAGCTAGAGCACTCGTTCGAGCAGAATCTATACCTGACGATGGCAGCGGCAGAGAGCCGCAAGAATGTCCGGTGGCAGGTTGGCACCGGCTATCTGAACTATCTCGATCTTGACGGGTTCCTGATCCGCTTTCATCACGGCCACGCCATTAAGTACGGCGGTGGCATCGGCGGCATCACAATTCCGACCAACAAAGCTATTGCGGCGTGGGACGCTGTGAAGCGTGCGGATCTGACGTGCTTTGGTCACTGGCACCAGTTCCAGTGGTTGCGGGCTGGTCGTTACGTCGCCAACGGAAGCGTCATCGGGCACTCGGCATATGCCACAAGGATCAAGGCAGCGTATGAGCCACCGTGCCAGGCGTGCATCGTCATTGACCACGGGCGGCACGAGGTGACGAAAGCCATGCCGATCTACTGCGACCGTGACCTGCGGACGCAGAAGGCTTGACGCATGGAATACGAATTGACTGACGACTACATCGCCGAGGCACGCCAGCGAGCGTATCGCTATCAAGGACAGTGGTGCGGCACATCGGGATCACTGGCGGCGGATGTCGCTCGCCTTCTCATCGAAAGGAACAAGATGCAAGGAACGATCACGAATCTGGAAGACACAAACGCCGCACTGCGGGCAGCAGTGGAGAGCCGTCTAGCTGGCGGATGCTGCG